ATTTCTCATCATTACTTCGTAGACTGCAACTTAGTCTCCATAACTAGATAGTTCTTGGTCTCGTCCCCTTTGGCACCTGATAAGCCCTTCAGTCGCTTTACTCTGCTCCATCTCAAATTCTGAGGTCATTTCACTCTGCTCTGTGTTTCGTCTCCCTACTATAGCTCCAAACTACGTAGGTGTCTGCGCATTGATGATATACATCTGGCTATCGCTTCCACACATTATGAAGTGTCACTTTGCTCTTTCCTTTGATCTGTAATGAAGTATTGCTCCCTACCGCTTAGAGCAAGTCCCTTTCGCGCCATGCCCTCCTCCCACTAACTAACCAAGGATTATATCAACGACTCCCGAAGGACCGTATCAATTTGCTTACTCAAAAGATGTTCACTACCGTCGCGCCGTGTCCCTTCGGCATGCCAAGTTAACGAATGCAACAGTTTTCTCCCTCTTTCTTTCCACCCCCGCGATTAGTCGTGGTTTCTCATTAGGGATAGCATGACCACGTGGGCCCCACTTACTCTACCCAAGAGAATACACATCCCAATACATACGTACTTCGCACAGACGGGTACGTCACTCCCCGTTCATTACTTACGTAATGGCTGACCGGGCCAGCAGTTCAAGCAAACAACTACGCCACTCTCGATGTTTCGCAATATTCAGGCTAAGGTGTTTCCCCGCAGGTACTTGTCCGCCTTGCTACTCTCTTCCGGTTTGCTCACCTCACGGCAAACTTGCTTTCCAAGAGTTTTCGCACTTCTCAATCTACAGATTGAGGTTACGCCGCTCTGCTCCGCACCGATCATGGTTTCGTCCATCATCGACGATAGTCGACCTTTGTGATGTTGTTACCTTGATCTCTGCTGACCAACTATGCACGGCAGCTGCGTCACTAGCTGAGTCACCATTTCTGATGAATACCGCATACCGTCTCGGCCATTGTCACCGTTCCTATATCATTGCCGTTCGTATAGGAAATTGAAAACTAACACACTGTAGTCGTGACATGAACACAGCTTCCGTGTGAAGCTGTTCCTCTACAGTGATTCCCCAAGCCCTTTCGTATTCATATCGCACCAAGGGTGAAATATCATTGCTTGACAGTTTGCCCGCATTCTTTACTTTCCAATGTAGGTCTTTGTCGTATGCAACCAAGTCTGCCCTGGCACCAACTTTGCTCAACATCGCTGCCATGCATGGTCCGAGTATGGGCTCACCGGAGTGAACCGCTGCATACCCGCATGCGTAGGCTTTAAGCATTTCAGCACCAAACTTGTCACCAAAATACTTATGTGAAGCAAATGCAGTACCGAGCACCAAACTCGGATCCCGACACATCTTATACCCCTGTTCTAATTTAACTACTCTTGATTTACAAAATATAATTTCCGAGACATTTTCCGCCCAATTAACATATCTTAACTTGTGTCCCATCTCCTTAAATAACAGAGGTAGCTGTTCATCAATGATTCTCTGATACTTTTTAGTGGTGAATACTAACACGTCGTCTCCATCACCATATATATCAAAGAACTTTACACCTAAGTCG